GTGCAAACTCACTTGACGTAGCTAAAGCTGGTACAAGTGCTGTTGAAGCAAACTTCTTGACAGCTTCTACAGTTGCGAGAGGTAGATCACTTCTTGGAGAAAGAGGCGAAGAGCTAGATACTCTAGTTATTCATCCATCTGTTGCTTACTACTTATATCAAGTTGGTATGCTTACATTCTCAACATCTGCTTTATCAACTGGTGGTGCAGTAACTTGGGGTGGTGGCGGTGTTGGTGTCAACGAAAGAAGTATCGGTCAGTTTGCTGGTATGAATGTTGTCATTGACTCTCAAGTTAATACAGTTGCTCCAGGTTCTTCTGGTCATCAGACCGAGTTCCGTTGTTTCTTAATTAAGTCAGGAACAATTCTTGAAGGTGAGCAATCTCCTTTAAGCATTGAATCAGATAGAAACATCTTATCTAAGCAAGATGTTATGTCTGTTGACTACCATAGTGCTTATCACGTTATGGGAACTAAGTGGACATCTGCTACTGACAACCCAACAAACGCAGCATTAGGTAACTCTAATAACTGGGCATTAACATATGATGCAGACCTAATTCCTATGGTTGAGATCATTGTTAACTCACCACTTGATACATCTAATATTTCTTAATAGTATTAAATTGTGGTCATCAAGCCTCATCAATTATTGGTGGGGCTTTTTCTTTACGCTACAATAAAATTAAAATTACTTTATAGCCGTGGCAGCCACCATAAATGCAACTGTAAAAGACGCTAACGCTAACAGCTATGTCACGCTTACAGAAGCCAACACCTATTTTGAGACAGTTCCAGATTCTTCAACCTGGACAAATAAAACAGACGATCAGAAAAATAGAGCACTAATATCTGCTACCAGATGGATTGATAGCTTTGTATATTATGGTGACAGATGCGATGACGGCCAAGCATTAAAGTTTCCAAGAAATAATTACCAAGTAGATGGAGTCGAACTAGCTTGCAGCACAATTCCAATAAATATTAAGTATGCACAATACGAATTAGCCAGAGCTTTAGCAAATGATTCTGAAGCCATGACTGGAAATGTAGGAACAGACGGTAACATTGAAGAAGTAAAACTCGGAGACATTCAAGTTAAATACAATATTCAGAGTCAAGGTACGGGATCTGTTAACAATGTTTTAGATAAATACCCCTGGCTGCAAAGCTATCTTGGAGCATATATGCTAGGTGGAGCAGGATCTTTTCAAATGAGAGTGGTTAGAGGATAATGGCAGGACAACTAGACACAGCACTAAAAAAGATAGCCAAACAGGTGGTGTCTCAACTTGGGAACTCATTAGACTCATCAATTATTTACACACGAAAGGGTGTATCTAGCTATGACGCAGACTCAGGTGAGTTCCATACAGTGGATACAACCTACAACATTAAAGTTCCTATTGAATATATACAATCTAATGAAGAGGCAGGTTTTCAAGAAAATATCGCAAGACTCTATATAACACCTGATTTAATTGGCGACAGTCAACCACTACTTCAAGACGAGATAACACTCACATTTTCTGGATCGACAAGAGGAGCAAAGATAACAGATATTCGCACACTAAAAGGAGGACAGGAATACCTGTTCCGTATTGACGTTATTTTCTAATGAGTCTAATAAAAACAAGAGCAGCATTTGAAAATGCAATTCTCACATCAGTAAACGATACCGACCCAACGGTAAACGTAATATTTGATAATATGCCTTTTTCTACACCAGGTAAAGATAAAAAATATGTAATGGTAAACCTTAATTTCAGCCAAGCCACTACTCAACCACAGGGAGCAGCACAAACATATTATGCGGGGTCAATAAGATGTGGAATAATGACCCCGCCTAATCGTGGAAGTGCTGTTGCATCTGCTGTAGCTCAATCTGTAATAACAGGCTTAATCTCTATAAATAGTCCTACTTATGTAGATAAATTTGCAGTAAGTCCTAGAGTCTCTGAAATAGAAGGTCCAACTGCTGTTACTGTAGAAGGAGACACTCACTTTTTAACAGTCGTTAGCTGCGACTTTACTGCCAATGCCTAGCAGAAAACCACTATCAAAAATGCCCACCGATTTAAGAAAGTTAATCTTAAAGGGCAGAAAGCAGATGGCAAAGGAAATAGTATATTCTTTAACTGCTGAAGGTCCATGGTGGACAGGAACATTCGGTGAAAACTGGGTCGTATCCAAAATTCCTGTAAAACCCAGGAGAAAAAGAAATCCAGAAACACCTTATTTTATGATTCCTTGGAGAACACAAAGAGTATTTAAGAACGCAAGAGTACCCACAGCAAAAATGGGTCAAGACCTATATGTAGGAAACAGAGCTAAATATGCTGGTTTTGCTATAAACGCTCCAGGTCAGACATTGCCTAACCTTCAAAATAAACAAGTAACATACGCAGAGCATGGTAAGGAACACAGATTAACTGCTTCACGAGGGCCAAACTGGTACAACGTCTATACGTTAGGTGGGCTTATCAACAAAGATATAGACAAAGCATTTAAAAAAGTTGGTTTTAAATAATAAAGTAGTAGTATAGTATAAGAATACACTATTCAACTTTATGGCATCAGAAAGAGCAATCGACAAGCTAAAGCAAGCGTTTAGCATAGGCAAAAGAAGTAGCTACCCTATATACAAAGATGGCGAACTAATCTTGCAAGTGTACTGGACACCACTAACCATTGCTGATCGAGATGCAATAAATGATACTCTAATAGCCTCTAATCGAGTTCAAAATGAAAACAGTTTAGATTTTGCTCTTCAAGTAATAATAAATAAAGCCGAAGATGAAAACGGTCAAAGACTATTTACTGAAGGAGACAAGGCTAGTTTAAGAAGAGAAATACCGTTAGGAGTGATATTAGAACTTATGACTAAGATGCAAGAGTTGGGTGAGGAGGCAACTCCTGATGCCGTAAAAAGCACAACTGACTAAAGACCATTATCTATACTTGCAATTTTTTGTAGCAGAAACTTTAGGCATAACATTGGCTTATTTAAAGAAAAATATGAGCCTAGAAGAACTGTATGGCTGGAACGCTTACTTTAAGTTAAAAGGCGAAAGAGAAGAAAAAGCCTATCAAGATGCACAAAAGAAAGCTCAATACCGTAAGGTACGCTAAACTAAGAACAATGTTTTATCTAAATTAGTGGCTGGCTCTAATTACGAAGTTAATATAAAGCTGAATGTTAGAGATATTAACAGGCAATTAAATAATCTTGAGCGAAGAATAAGCAAGTTAAATGCAATAGCACAGGGTAAAAAAGGTGATTCTAAAATTCTTTTAAAGAATGAAAGGGATAAGGCTGCTTTACTACTAAAACAAGAAAGGGCACAGAAGAAAATTAATAAAGAGCTAAAAATAACGAATAAACTTAAGAAAGAGGAACTTGCATTAACCAATAAAGCAGTAACACCAACAAGAGTACCTGGTAAGGGCAAGAAAAAACCAGCACCAGCCGTAGCTGCTGGTGGAGGTGGTGGTGTTCTATCAGGAGCATTGATAAGTGGTGCGTTTCCGCTTCTATTTGGACAAGGATTAGCTGGAGGTGCAACTGGTTTTGCTGGTGGTGCTATCGGTGGATTATTAGGAGGTCAAACTGGTGGATTTGCAGGAGGTCTTGTAGCAACTGCAATACTAACTCAAATCCAACAAGCTCAAGAATTTAGAACACAGATAGACAGATTAAACAAGTCCATACAGGCTACAGGTAGTGAATCTTCACTCACAGCAAGGCAGGTTACACAGTTTGGTAAATCTATGGGAATGGCAAAAGAAGAAGCATTGGCAGCACTAAATTCTTTTAAGCAATTTGGAGCAACTGCAAGAATAGCGTTAAATCAAGTGTTTGGAAGTGAAAGTGTTTTTGATACCCTTTCTGGTTTAGGAAGTAATAAATCAATACTCTCCGCTTTACCCCAACTGTCAAAGGAATTAAGTCTGGATCAAGCACAATTAGCATTAAATGTTTTAAAAACCAATGGAGCTAGATCAGCCGAACTAAAATTACTAGATATGGTTTTTGCTAAAAACAAAGCAATAGTAAAATCTGAAGAAGAAAGAGTTAATTTATTAGACTTGCTCAATCCTTTTAGGGGAGGTGTTAAACGCAGAGATGATGGCCAGTTAAGAGCACTTACTGTTGATGAGTTAAAAACTGAAAGGGGAGAACAGTCTGCTAAAGATTTTCAGAATAAGATAGATCAAGCTAAAGCATTACTACAGGTTCAAAAAGATTTTAATAAAGAGTTAGAAAGACAGGCAATTATTCAAGCTCCCGTAGATGAATTAAGTAGACTACTAGAACCTTTAACTCAAATTGACGCTTTAGGAAAGAGTATTGGTAACAGTTTCTCTGAATCATTTAAAGGTCTTATAAAAGGTTCAATGACAGCACAAGAAGCATTAAGAAATCTATTTCAACGTACAGCAGATCATTTTGCAGATATGGCTGCACAAATGTTAGCAGCACAAATAAGATCAGGTATCTTTGGTTTGTTTAGCGGTATGCTTAATAGGAATAATTTTACTAACCCTAACCCAACTCCAACCTTAAATTCTGAACAGATACAAAACCGTTTTGCTTTTTCCGATTCCCGAAGGGCAGATGGAGGACCTGTTATGAAGGGTAGTAGTTATATTGTCGGAGAACGTGGGCCTGAGTTATTTAGTCCAGGTGTATCGGGAATGATTACACCAAATCATGCTCTTGGTGGTTCGACAAATATTGTTGTAAATGTAGATGCTTCTGGTTCCTCTGTTGAAGGTGACGAACAAAATAGTAGAGAACTTGGCCGAATTATATCAGCAGCTATACAATCAGAATTAATTAACGAAAAAAGACCTGGAGGTTTACTTGCATAATGGCTACCTTTCCTTCAATCACCCCAACTTACGGACAGCAAAAAAGATCACAGCCAAATACTAGAACAGTTCGTTTTGCTGATGGTTATGAGCATAGAATATTGTTTGGATTGGCTCAACATCAGAATCCAAAAACATTTAATTTTACTTTTGAAGTATCAGAAACAGATGCAGATACTATAGAAACATTCCTAGATGCAAGAGCAAATGATAGTGCCAGCTTTGATTTTACTCCACCAGGAGAAGCTAGTTCATCTAAGTTTGTATGTGAAGCATGGTCAAAATCTATACCTTATCTAAATAGAGCAACAATACAAGCAACATTTAGAGAGGTATTTGAACCATGAGCACTGATCCTGTATTTAGTGAAGTTCAAAAAATAAACCCCTCTGCAATTATTGAACTTTTTACATTACAGCTAGATAGCTCTTTACATGGTGCGACAACGATATATAGATTTCATTCTGGATCTAATCTTAATGCAAATGGTGAAATAGTCTGGGCTGGTAATTCTTATCAAAGATTTCCTATAGAAGCTACAGGTTTTG